TATAAAAAATCGGATTCTAGTCTCCGGATGAACGACTTCTCTATTACTTTCGTGAAATGGAAGTCCACGCCGGGCCACTAAATATTTTACTGAAATAAATACAAATATATCTTGTTTACTAACATGTTTCTAATTTAATTAATAAAAAGTACTAATATATATAAAATAAAATTCTAACTAAATATAGTGCTATTGTAGTCTTATGCTGTGGCATCACTTCTGCCGTATACACCCAAGCTGAAATCATCTGAATATGCCTTATAAATCACAATGTCCACTGAAGAAGATACTGTGGCGGTTGCTCGCAAAGGATTTTGCACAAATATGGTCAATTTGCCCATATGTGAATTATCGTCCTCTGGAACTCCCGTCGCAATAACCTCTCGGTATGGAAATTCCGACAAGTATGGGCAAAACAAACATACCGTTCCGCGACCTGAAGCCAGATCTACCGTAGTAAAATATGTTTGTGGTGCCGCTCCATATGTGATGCTATCAACTGAATTGGGTGTATAAGTTATTAATAACTGACCACGGTGCATTTCTGTTGCAATGACATCAAGTATGATCTTTACTCCTCCTGTCCAATAGTTGAATACTGACGGGACTACTTCCGTCAACATTCCATCGAATCCAGCCAATCCCATTGGCCCTATAGCTGAACTCCATAATTCAGTAGCTGGTTTGTCTGAACCTGACCACGGAACTCTAGTAACTAGTGATTTCGTGCCTACTAGCAAATTATGCATGTCAGTTTCCGCTGTCCTCGCTCCAAAACATTCTCTATCCGGCAAGCTTAGTCCATTATGGTTGGTTGTTATCAATCGTTCGGTATACTGTACATTATCACACGCAATAGAATATGGAATTTTGCGTGGCCACATCGGGGTTGGTTGGTAAGTTAATGGTGTGGCATCCAATAACTCTGACAGCTCTGAAATTTTATCTACAATAGGTAATGCTGTCTCTATTACTCTATCTATATTTTCAATGATGCCAGCTTCGGGTGTTGTGCTAACAAATTTTGAGTGCCATCTCGCTACTTCAATTATGGGTATTCCAATCGTTTGGATAGACCAACTGATTTTGGAAAACTCATAAAAGAAACTCGGAGCACCCATAAATACTCCCATATGAAAATCATCTCCAAGGCATGTCTGAACTTCCAAATAAATTTTATCATCACCTCCATAATTATCAATCATGGCTACAATGAAACCCTGCATTTCACTGCAATCTGAATAACTAGTAAAAGTTCTCTGAGTCCATGGCACAGTAAACTGCGCAATAGTTTGCGAATCAAAATAATGTGATCCTTCGATTGTTGGTTCTGGATACGAGGTAAGATCAAGCGCGTTCTTTGTATAAAAAACTTTACCTGAAAAATTACCCGTCTTCAAAACAAATCTCAAATTAATTGATCCTCTCATCAAACCAAACCACTTATCCAAACCGAAGAGTGCTGTTTTATAAACCTCACCCATAGATGTTGACAAAACTATTCTTGACATGCCCGCGGCCGCTACTTCATACACTCCTACACTTCTCCATCTCTTCGCAATCTGCATCATACTGTGAGGCATATCTTGAAAATGTCCTACTTTCGTCCTTCCCAAAACTCCTGCGCCTGCGCATAGAGTAGTTTGTGGCATTCTACGCGGATCCATGTTTATGTCGCAAGTTACTACTTGCTCATAATTTGGACTATCTTGCAACTGTGCAGCTGCTGACTTTTGATTATATATATTGATTTTTCCTGCTTCTGTCTCTGTTACAACATATGAATTTCTATCAAACTTGTGAGAGATATATTTCGAAATTGGAATTACATCCGGAATCTTGAACTCGCTATCTTCACTAGCAGCATCAACTGTCCTGCTAACCAC